CAACACCACCGCATCCGAAAACACAGCCGTTGGTTACGCATCATTGTATACTAATAGCACAGGAACCCAAAACGTATCTGTGGGTAAAGACAGTCTGTTTGATAATACCACAGGTAGTCACAATGTAGCTTTAGGTTACGAAGCATTAACAAATAATACTACAGCTAGTTATCTAACTGCCGTAGGGTATCAATCGTTACGTACAAACACTACAGGGCATAGTTTAACAGCCGTGGGTCGTGGGTCACTTTATAGTAATAGCACAGGCAACTATAATACTGCTTTAGGCAGGGAAGCGTTGAACGCCAACACTACCGCATCTAACAACACTGCCGTTGGGTATCAGGCTGGGTATAGTAATACTACAGGTACTAACAACACATTTATTGGTGAGCAGGCTGCTTATTGGAATACAACAGGTAGTGATAATACTGTCCTTGGTTGTGATGCATATGCGGCAACTGGAACAGGAGCTACAGGAAATTTCAACGTGGCGATTGGTCGTCAGGCCTTACGTTCCAACACCACCGCCTCCTACAACACGGCACTTGGGTGGAAAGCCTTATATACAAATACCACGTCAGAACAAAGTTGTGCTATTGGCTTCAAAGCCTTAGAACTTTCTACAGGTAATTTTAACACGGCACTCGGGGCAGGCTCTGGACGGGACATGCTCACTGGTTCTAAAAACACAATTATTGGGCCATATGGCGGCAACCAAGGCGGCTTGGACATCCGCACCTCAAGCAACAACATCGTGCTGTCGGATGGGGATGGTAATCCTAAGTTCTTTCATAGGGGAAGCACAAACCGAGCCAAGATGGGCATAGATATTAATAACGACGCTATGAACAATAATCCTGTGCTTGGTTTGGAGCGCAACTTCACTGATCACAACACTGTCTTAGAAACTAAAGCCAACACCACCAATGCACGTTTTCACATTGCCTTTACAAATGCCAATGGAACAGTAGGTAATATTACGGCAAATGCTTCCAGCACTTCTTATAATACAACTTCTGATTATCGTTTAAAAGAAAACGTAGTTGATCTAACTGGCGCAACTGCAAGACTAGCGCAACTACAGCCTAGACGTTTTAACTTTATTGCTGATGGTACAGATACAACAGTTGATGGCTTTTTGGCTCATGAAGTTCAAGACATCGTTCCTGAAGCTGTAACAGGTTTGAAAGATGGGACAAGGACAAACAACAATGGCGACGTTGTTCCTGAATATCAAAGTATGGATGCATCAAAACTTGTGCCACTCTTGGTCGCTACAATCAAGGAACTAGAGGCACGGATCACTGCCCTAGAAAACGCATAACATTAGTCAGAAAAGGAGAAAGACATGACTGATACACCAACTGCGGAAGAAATCGCACAACACTACACAGCAATGGGTCACTCAGTTGACTTGCTAAACGATGGACAACCAGAAGATATGGACGATGCTGATTGGGCTGACACTGTGTCACGCAATGTAGAGCATCTACAGCTAATGGTCGCTAAAGACTTCTGGACTACAGAAGATATGACAGCGGTTAATGCTGCTATTGCAGCAAACTCATAAGGATCTGACGGATGGCGAAAGACGAAAAGAAAACCATCACGGTCAACGAAGTAGAGTACAACTTGGATGACTTCACAGGTGAGCAATCAGCAATGCTGAACCACATCCAAGACCTAGACCGAAAGCTAAGTAACGCACAGTTCAACTTGGATCAGCTTATGGTTGGTCGTGAGGCGTTTGTTGCGAGGCTGGCGACATCACTGGAAACACCGCAAGAGGTGGCAGCGGAGTAAACACCCATGAAAGAGACAGATAGTTGGCACCTGTCCAAGTCCGTGCCAATCACGCTAATCTTTGGCCTCCTCGTTCAAGCGGGGGCAATAGTTTGGACCGTAAGTATGATGATGTCAGACATCGAGCAAAACATGCGCGACATCATGGTCCTAGAGATAACCGTCAGTGAACTTGAAGACGTCGTACAGTCACAGCAAGTCTCCCTGGCGCGTATCGACGAGAACATTAAGGCGATCCGAGACGCTGTCGAATACATGATGGACCGCCAAAGAGAAGACCACACACTACAATAGTTTCGTAACCTAAGGAGAGCTTAGGAGACGAACCAATGCTACTAGAACTCGCCGCTTTTAACGCTGGCTTTGCTACCGTGAAGGCAACCATAAGTGCTGGTAGGGATATAGCCTCAGCTGCGGCGGCGATAGGCAAAATGGTGGACAACAAGGACGCCATGCAGCAACGCCTGTCCAAGAAAAAGAACTCAGTGTTCAACGCTCGAATGGAGTCAGACCTCGAAGAGTTCATGGCCTTGGAGAAGATGAAGGAAGCTGAGGCCGAGCTCAAACAAATGATGATTTACATGGGTAGGCCAGGCTTACACGGCGACTTCTTAAAGTTCTGTGCTGATGCGCGCAAAAGACGCAAAGAAGCAGAACGACAGGCCCAGAAAGAACGCGAAGAGATGCTGGAGAACATAGCGACAGCTGGTGGTATCTTCTTGGGTGTCATCCTGTGCGTCGGCGCCCTCGCTGGTTTGATCTATTGGTATAAAGGATAACTCAGATATGAACGAGATGATCCCCGACAAAGCAGCCTACCAGCGTAACAAACGACGGATGGCCTGGACTGCGCTGGGTATGATGATTGTGTCTACCATCGCAGTTCTTATAGACCCCGCCAGGATGGCTGAGGCCGACGCTGTACTCATGATGATGTATGGATCCCTCAGTGCCCTGGTCGGCGCATACTTTGGCTTTTCGACAGCCCAGGTGACCAAGTCATCAGCTGTCGCAACTCGGAAGGATGACTATTAAGGCCCTAGTCCTGGTCGTCCTGACATTCACCCTTGCATCCTGTTCTGGCATCCCTGGCTGGCTCATGCCTGGCGGTGGTGGTCCGTCTGTGACCGCTGTCGGCACGCAGCTTGCCAAGGAAGCCAATCAGCAAGTGGTGAACGACCAGTCGAACATAAGAACAGAAGACGGCGACATCGAGGTCACTGAACTGACAGACACAGTGCAAACCCGAGACGTCGAAAGCATCAACATCAAGAACACTGACATACCACCCTGGGTCATCATTGCGCTGATCCTGGGATGGCTACTGCCTTCTCCAGGTGAAATGGGCAGGGGCCTCATGTCAGCACTCTCTAACCTACGAAGGAAAGCCTAATGGATTGGCAATGGTTCAGTCTGTTTTCGATGGTCAGCATCAACACCATCGTCAACCTATACCGCCTCTGGGATTACAAAAGGAAGAAGCCCAATGAGACCAGTTAACGAGATCATCATCCACTGTACAGCCACACGCCCAGGCTGGTGGAAAGACAAGACAGCTGCCGAGAAGACAGCGGAGCTACGACGGTGGCACGTCGAGGATCGTAACTGGAGCGACATAGGCTACCACTACACCATCGACAGAGACGGTGAGATTACTAAAGGTCGATCTATGGAACGCAACGGCGCCCACACTAAGGGCCGCAACAAGAACACTTGCGGGATCGCTTTGTTTGGGGGCTTTGGTTCGACATCCAATGATCGCTTCAGTGATAACTTCACGCCTGAGCAAATGGCATCACTCCAGCAACTCATTGCAGATCTGACGAACACCTACCCGATCACTAAGGTCTCGGGGCACAACCAGTATGCACCAAAAGCATGTCCTGGCTTCAACGTCTCGAACTACTTCAAGTAATTCCCCTCAGTAGAAAGGAAGGTGATCCTATGTCTATCGTGGCTGGATTTCCTGTGTCGATCCCCGAATTGATCACAATAGGAATGCTGGCTGTCGTCATCTATAAACTTAGGTAATCAACAGCCCACTAGATAACATCGGTCTGACATCAGCATGGCTATCAGCCAGCATCAGAGTTGGATCGGTGTTTTTTGCTCCTCTCCAGTAAATAAAACTATTGTAAAACCAGAGAGGAATCATTATGTATTGGGTACGGACGATGAGATCGGGAGTTCAATCGTCGGTAGCGACAGCGGAGAGGAATCATAATCCGCGTGTCGGGGGTTCAAGTCCCTCCTCCGCTACCAACATCAGAACTCATCGGAATTCATCAGTCCTTAACCATAAGGAGACTGATACGATGACTAAAGTAACCCCATATTACACACTGTTTGTTCGCTCACCTGAGTGTGGCGAATGGGAAGACGTCTACGGCTCGTATGTACGCAGCGACTGTAAAGACGAGTGGCTCTATAACTACAACGGCTACGGCGAGTATACCAACGCAGACGCTAAGATCGTCAAGACTGACGGATCCCACGAAGCACTACTTCGCGTCCACCGCAAGCTAAACCCTGACGAGGTGACAGCATGAACTGGCTCGGAGACCTCATTGGATGCCTGGCGCTGTTTGTCATGCTCTACGTCGGTCTGGGTGCAGCACATGTATTCGGATGACAATCTAGACGACTTCCTTAGGCAGCTGTTCCCACCGTTGCCTAAGCCGACCAGGGAATCACCTGACTACCGAGATCACGTCCCCTGGAAACCTTCACACACTGGCGAAGAGCCGCCGTTCTAATCGGGAGAAAGAACATGAACTTGATCGACTTTGTAAATCTAGAAGCACCAAACATTTGGCACGGACGTCACCTGAAGCAGAGCCAAGCTAAGATGCACCGTTTTGGTGAATACAATGGTATTGGCTTCAAGAATGTTAAAGATGTCATAGCAATGGACATTCACCAATTTGGTCTACACCTAAAATCAACAGGACTAACCGAGAACACAGTTGACCACTACAAGGCGGCTATCAGTGCTATCCTAAGTCATGCACTAGATCTCGAATTAGTCGACAAGATGCCAAACATTAAGTTTGCGCAAAAGAAGCCTGGTCGTGTACGTTTCTTGTCTGAGACCGAACAGGAGAAGCTATTAGCCTTCTTTCGCGGTCATAAGCACTGGTGGATGGAACACTGGTGCCAGATCGCACTCAGCACTGGTATGCGCCACGACGAGATCCACGGTATCAACCCAAGCATGATCAAGATGCGCGGGAAAGACATGTGCGTCGTGCGCCTGACCGAGACAAAGAACGGCGATGACCGCACGGTGTTCTTAGCTGGTAAAGCCTACAAGGCACTAGCAGCATTAGAGTTTACCCCAGGTGCGCTGTACACAAAGAACAAGTTCTACGACAGCTGGTCTGATGCACGTTCCAAGATCGCACCAGGTGACAAAGAGTTTGTCTTTCACACATTGAGACACACCGCAGCTACTACAATGGTGAATGACCACAAGCTGCCAACTGTGACCGTGGCGATGCAACTAGGCCATCGGACACTCCAGACGACACAAAAGTACGTCCACCAGAAAGAGGATGCAGCGATGGAAATAGCAAAACTAATGGGGGCCTAAAGGCTCCCTTTTCCGTTCCAATGCTAAGAAAACAGACGCCAATAAAAACAATGGGTTAACTAAGGGACCCCCTCAGAACCCAAGGGAGACTATAAGTATGAAGCATGAGGGCTTTCAGCAACAAGCTGAACTTGAGCAACAAATGATCCAAAGAGGTCATGAGAGATACAAACGAAGACAACAGAAACTATCACACAGTCAACAGGAAGTACCGCACCAAGTTCTGACCGAGGCACTACCAAACGTGTCAAAGGCAATCACACAGGCCATCGAGGATGACGCAAAGAGGTTCTATAGTGGACTAGGTAAAAAGAGCTTGTGGTATGAAGAACTCGTAGACCAGGATCCAGACACTTTAGCCTACATAGGTTTGAACGTATGTTATGAGAGTGTCATGCAGCAAGGTACTTTAGCTGGTACCTTGATAACCATTGGCACTAGGGTTGAACTTGAAGCCTGGTCTGAGGAGCTAAAGGACTTCGACAAGTCTCTTTGGCAGCGTATCGTGGGTCAGGTATCTAAAGACCACTCCAGTGAGCGCTATAGGCTGAAAGCTGCTAGGATAATCGCGTCTAAAGCTGGCTTTAAGCATGACAAATGGTCTAGATCTATGAAGGTAAACATAGCTAGTCCAATACTGAATGCTGTCTTAGAATCATCGGACATCTTTGAGCTTGCGACAGTCGAGGAAAACCTAAAGACACACAGGACACTGACGCTGACGTCAGAAGCTGAGGACATTCTAAAGCAACGTATGTTTAGGGCGTCTTGGGCAGAGCCGATGTTTGGACCTTTGGTCACTCCAGCAAAGCCCTGGACTGCTTTTGATACTGGTGTCTATCAAGATGAAAGCCTGGCGGCTTTGGTTCCCATGATCCGTCGTACAACTACAGAGCAAAAGAACGCGATTGCTAAAGACTTTGAGCGACACGGGGAGCCTATGTATGTCAAAGCGATTAATGCTCTCCAGGCAACTCCTTTACGCATCAACAAGCGCGTCTTGGATATTCTAGACTACTGTGTCGACGAGAAACTAAGGTTTGGTAAGTTTCCAGAACTAGAGCCACCACAGTTTCCTAAGTTACCTGAGGACTTCGAGTATTTACCTGAGAAGACACAGCGCCAACTAAAGAAGGATCAGAAGGATTGGCATGTGAAGCGGCGTGAGTCAGTAGCCAATATGGTTGTCATGCATGATGACCTAAGGACGGCACATGAGATGGCTAAACATGAATCCTTCGCGATTGGCTGGAGCTTTGACTTCAGGGGTCGCATGTACCCTGTGTCGCACTTTAACTATCACAGGGATGACCATGTGAAAGCACTGTTTGAGTTTGCACGGGGTAAACCTGTGGCAGATGAGGACAGAGGATGGCTTGCAATACACCTGGCAAACGTAGGTGACTTTGAGAAGGTGTCTAAAGCATCTCTTGATGACAGGATCCAGTGGGTCCTAGATAACGAAGAGTGGCTTAGGTTGGTCAATGATGATCCAAAAGGGTCAATAGAACTTTGGACCGCAGCTGACAAACCGTTTCAGTTTCTAGCGGCTGTCTTTGCTTACTACAGTGATGACCCAGTGTGTCACCTACCAATTTCCTTGGATGGAACTAACAGTGGCGTACAGCATTACTCGTTGGCACTGAAGTCTGAAGAGACGGGCCACATGGTCAACCTCGTACCCAGTGACAAGTGTCAGGATGTCTATCAATTGGTTGCCGACCAGGTAATCACAGATCTGACTGAAGATGGATCTGAAGAGGCGCAACGGTGGTTAGACTTCGGTATCACACGTAAAGTCGTGAAGCGTAATTGTATGACTTTCGCTTATAGCTCAATCGAGCGTGGGTTTGGTGATCAGATCATTGAGGATCTCATGCAGCCACTACAGCGAGACGTAAACTATGGTTCAATACAAGAGCATCCATTTGGCGATCACAGAGAGCAAGAGCGTTATGCACGGTTCCTAGCTAAGTTTAATTACGCAGCGGTTAACAAGGTGATCTCCAGTGTGTCTCAAGGTATGGCCTTCTTTCAGTCATATGCTGATGCGCTGGCGCGAGAAGGTAAGTCTGTACGTTGGAGAACACCTAGCGCATTCCCCGCAGTACAGAGGTACACTAAGCCAGACGTGAAGCGTGTGAAGATCTTCTTGTATGATCGTGAAGCAAAGCTAAGGAAGCAAACACGGGTCACACTAAATCAGGACGGTCTGAGGTATGACACACGCAAAGCTAAGGCTGCGATAGCCCCCAATGTGATTCACTCACTAGACGCTGCCCATATGCAGTTGTCGATACTTTGGGGTCTTGATGCTGGCATTGAGGATTTCTTTCTGATTCACGACAGCTTTGCAACTAATGCGGCAGACACCTGGTCTTTCTACCACTGCATACGTCACGCAATTGTCGACATGTACGAAGACAACTGTGTTCTCAGTAACTTTGAGTATGAATGCCGTAATCGTCTAGCGAACCCAGACATGGAATTAGCATCAGTACCAGAGAAGGGCACACTAGATGTCCGAGCAGTCTTAGAGAGCGAATATTGCTTTAGCTAACTAAGGGACCCCCTCAGAACCGATGACGATGGTTCAAGTAGGAAACTAATAAATACAGGAGACTCATACACATGAGCAAAGCTAAGTTTGTATCACCAGCTGGAACAGCACAATACCCGTGGCTCCAGCCTGGTCGACCAGACACCGCCTTCGACGCTGAAGGTAAATACAAGTTGTCATTGCGTCTTGCGCCTAAGGATGCCAAGCACATGACTAACCTAATCGACAGTGTCAAAGGTGAGAACTTCGGTGCAAAAGACACAGTGCATACACCATACGACGTCGATGACGAGACTGGTGAATATGTCTTTAAGATCCAGTCCAAGTATCAACCAAAGTACTTCGATGCCAAGGGCAACCCAATCCCAACCGAACAAGTGCCTCAGATGTTCTCAGGCACTGAGCTTCGTGCATCAGGTCAGATCGATGCTTACACCGCTGGTGGTAAGAAGGGCATCAGTTTACGCCTAGCAGCTGTTCAAGTGATCAACCCAGTCTCGGGTGGATCTGGAGATGGTGCTGGCGACTTCGATGCTGTCGATGGCTACGAGGTCGGATCGTCTGGAAGCGAGTTTGCTGACAGTGATCTAGACGACGAGCTTGAGGACTTCTAAAGCCGCCTATCGACTTGGTTTTAGATCGGGACTGGAAAAGAAAGTCAGCGACCAAATCATTGAGGCAGGGATCAAGCTGTCATACGAAACAGACAAGATCCAATACACAGTCCCAGCGCGACAGGCAAAGTATACGCCTGACTTTAAGCTCCCTAAACCAGGGGGCTTTTTCTTTGTCGAGACCAAGGGGATCTGGGCGGTCCAAGATCGTCAGAAACACCTGTTGATCAAACAACAGTTCCCAGACATCGACATTCGCTTTGTCTTCTCGAACCAGAACGCACGTTTGTACAAGGGATCTCCCACGACATACGCAATGTACTGCGAGAAGCACGGCTTCAGGTATGCGTCAAAGTTAATACCTGATGACTGGCTTGAAGAGGCCAGGGAAGGTTCGAAATCCGAAATCGTGTCTAAATAAAAGAGGCATTAGGATTTTGACACCAAGGAGAGAGCGAGGGGGCGGCTTAGGTCGCCCCTTTTTGATTCCAAGGAGTAGACAAATGGCTAACAAGAGCAACCAACTACCAGAGGTAGTAAAACCAACACCCAAGCAATCATATGACATCTTCGAGATGCTACAGGTAGCATATGATCGCAAGAACCAGCGTTACACGAAGGCAGAGACCGACCAGTCTGTAGCTAAAGAGCTAGGCATCGAACGCTGGGGGTGGGTGACACAAGTACGCGAACAGTTCTTTGGACCCGCTGGGAACGAAGAGGATCACGTCTGGGTCAAGGGCCTAGAAGACTGGATAAAGAAGACCGATGGTCAGGTCGAAGAGATCCAGATTGCCCTGGCAAGTCTAGAGACCTCACGAAAAGAGGCGAAAGCCCTACTGACCAAGGTCAAGAATTACGTCAATGCAAAGGCGGCGGCGTAACACCATGCAAGCAATTGAACAAGTTGAGAGCGAGTTCGTACAGCACGTCCCGTGTGACCAATGTGGATCACGGGACAATGGTGCGATGTACAGCGATGGGCACGTCTATTGCTTCGGCTGCGGAGCGTGGGCTGGCGGCGAAGGAGAGGCTCCTACACACGTCCCAGAGCGGCCTAATGATCCCAACCTAATCAACGGTACTTTCCAGGCTCTACGGACGCGCAAGCTGACCGAGGAGACCTGTCGCAAGTTTGGCTACACCGTTGGTAAGTACAAAGGTCAGACCGTCCAATTGGCAACCTATCGAGACAAGAAGGGACGCCCAGTCGCACAGAAGGTGCGGACTAAAGATAAAGACTTTAGCATCGTCGGTAATGCTAAGGAAATGACGCTGTTTGGGTCACACTTGTGGTCCAACGGTAAGATCCTAGTTTTGTGCGAAGGTGAGATAGACGCTATGTCAGTCTCACAGATGCAAAACCATCGTTGGCCCGTATGCAGCATAGGATTTGGTGCGAAGGCCGCAAAGAAAACACTATTAGATAATTACGATTATGTGACCAGCTTCGACTCTGTTGTCCTCATGTTCGACAATGATGAACCTGGTCGTGAAGCTGCCATTGAGTGTGCAGAGGCTTTACCCATCGGTTTGTGCAAGATTGCAAACCTAGGGGAACACAAGGACGCCAATGAGGCACTTGTGAAAGGAGATGCCCAGACAGTCATACAAGCGATCTTCCAGGCCAAGCTCCATCGGCCTGATGGGATCGTGGCAGCTGCCGATCTCCGAGAGGTCATTGGTGTGGGGGAAGCTGTCTCCCCCATTAGTTATCCTTACAGCAAGCTCAACGATTTGACGAAGGGCTTACGGCTGGGATCACTGGTCACCATTGCCGCTGGCTCGGGGGTCGGCAAGTCTACCTTCGTCAGAGAACTGATGTATCACGTGCAGCAATCAGGGTTTCCAATCGGCATGATGATGCTCGAAGAGAGCACCAAGCGTACCGCTCAGGGCCTGGTTGGTCTTCACATGAACAAGAACATCAGTGTCTCTGTCGAGAACACGTGTGAAGAGGACATCGTCAGTGCGTTTGATGACATGCGCAAAGCTGGTGAATTCTATCTGTTCGATCACTTTGGATCTACGGATCTAGACGTCATCGTCAATCGCATCCGCTACATGAACAAGGCACTAGGGTGTCAGGTGATCTGCCTGGACCACATATCGATCCTTATCTCGGGCCTAACCAGTGGCGTAAATGACGAGAGACGCCTGGTTGATGACATCATGACCAGGTTGCGTGTCGAGGTACAGGCGCTGGGCATCTGCCTTATCCTGGTGTCCCACCTACGTCGCCCACAAGGGGACAAGGGTCACGAAGGGGGTGCCCAGGTCAGCCTCAGTCAGCTGCGTGGATCACATGCGATTGCGCAGCTGGCAGACACGTGTATTGGCCTCAACGTCGATGCCGAGGATCCAACCTCAGGCAAGCGTAACATCGTTGTCTTAAAGAACAGGCACACGGGCGAGGTTGGCGCAGCTGGTGTCCTCAGATACGACCTGGAGACAGGGCGCCTGACTGAGACCAATGACTTCAACGAGTTCGAAGACATCCCGTTCTAGTCATGCAGTGGTTTACCGTTTTATTCATTGAGTACACCAGTGCTCAGTACGGCTATCTGTCAGCACAGATACTGTTCCCCACATACAAGCAATGTGAACAGGCTATGGAGATCCATCAGCCTCTTTACGAGACCTATCGAGACGCTGCGGTCTACTGTCAGCGCATCAAACCAAGCAAGTCAATCAGACCTAAATTGAGACCACAGGAGAGCAACAATGGTTTCTGAACGCTATTTACAACCGTTAACTATGAACGACTACCAGGCCGACATGGCCCAGTACGCCATATATAAGTGGAAGGTAATCTACCCTGCACTGGCACTGAATGAGGAAGCTGGAGAGGTTGCTGGTAAGATCTCTAAGCTGATCCGCGACAAGGGTCTAAAGTTCGATGGCACAGAGAAGCTGACAGACGCACAACGTGCAGACATCATCTTCGAGCTAGGCGACTGCCTATGGCAAATTGCTGCCCTGTCACGTGACCTAGGCGTCAGCTTGAACGAGGTTGCACACATGAACCTGGAGAAGCTAAAGTTACGTGCTAAACGTAACACGCTGAGTGGATCTGGAGACCACAGGTGACCCGCTGGGTCTGGGACCTGGAGAGCGACGGACTACTAGACACCATTAGCAAGATTCACTGCATTGTGCTGAGACACGTTGAGACCGACGAGGTGCAAACCTACGGCCCCGACGAGATTAAAGCTGCAATGTTTACACTGATGAATGCTGAAGAGGTCATTGGTCATAACATCATTGCGTATGACATCCCCGCACTCCAGAAGGTGTATCCAGGATTTGAGGTCTTAGGTAAGGTCACGGATACACTCGTACTGTCACGGCTGGTTGAGGCCAACCTGGCAGAGAAAGACGCCATACGTCACGCCAAGGATCCCCAGAGCTTCCCAAAGAGGATGACGGGGGCACATAGCCTTAAAGCCTGGGGTTTACGCCTGGGTGACTTCAAGGATGACTATGACGGCGGCTGGGAGAACTACAGCCAGGAGATGCTAGACTACTGTGTCCAGGATACTCAGGTGACCAAGGTTCTCTATGAGCACTGCATGTCACGTGGGTTCAGTGAGCAGTCAATCACGTTAGAACATTCGTTAGCACACATATGTAATGAGATTGGTAACAATGGATGGACTTTCGACGAAAGTAAGGCATCTGAGGTATATGCATTACTTGCGCAGAAACGTGAGCAAATACGTCAGGGACTAGACGCACTGTTCCCACCCTGGGAGACAACTGAAGAGTTCATTCCAAAGCGTAACAACAAGACCCTTGGCTACGAGGAAGGCGTCCCGTTTACCAAGCGTAAACAAGTTGTCTTTAACGCAAGCAGTCGACGTCACATCGAGTTCTGCTTGCGTCAGAAGTACGCCTGGAAGCCAACTAAGTTCACAGGCACTGGTCACGCTCAGATTGACGAGACAGTCCTAGCTAAACTTCCGTATCCTGAGGCTAAGAAGCTGGCAGAGTTCTTTATGCTAGAGAAGCGTGTAGGGCAGTTGGCAGAGGGGCCACAGGCGTGGCTAAAGAAGGTAGATGATGACGGTAAGATCAGACACACGATCATCTCTGGATCCACGATTTCAGGACGCGCATCACACCGAGGGCCAAATTTGGCTCAAGTGCCAAAAACCAGTCTTCCGTATGGCAAAGAGTGTCGAGAGTTATTCACGGTGCCAGACGGTTGGTATCTGACTGGCAGTGACTTAGCATCTTTGGAGCTACGGTGTCTTGCCCACTACCTGAACGACGGTGGTGAATACGCCAAGCAGATCCTGGAAGGTGACATCCATACGCACAATCAAAAGGCGGCTGGGTTGGCTACTAGGGACCAAGCTAAAACATTCATCTCAACGGGATGACTTGAGGGAAACCTCTCGATTAAAACCATGTGAACTCAGGGAAACTCTCACCGAGACAATCCTGAGCCAAGCTAAATACTTAACCACTGCCCTCAAAAGGAGGTGCACATGGTTACTTACGCTAGATCAAATCCGAAATCAGATCGTTTCACTGCAAAGCCATCAAAGTATCCTCAGGGGTATTTTAAAGATAAACCATGTAAGAGGTGTGGAGAAATCTTCTCTCCAATAGCACCTTCTCACATGCATTGCAGTGACGAGTGTGCCACTATAGCTAACACAGAGAATTATCTTATTCGTAACTATGGCCTGACACTCGATCAATACACTCGGATGTTAGAGGACCAAAACCATTGCTGCAAAACATGTGGTGGTGAAGGCTTCACTATGAAGAACTGTCATACAATGAAACTTGTAGTAGATCACTGCCATCAAACAGGTGTCGTACGTGGTCTTTTATGTCACAACTGCAATCGGGCCTTAGGCCTATTTCAAGACAACAAAGAAACATTACTGGCAGCGGTTAAGTATTTAGAAGGTGCAACGACTATTCCGAAAGGAAGTACACTCAAGTGAGTGGAAGCGCATGGCCCCTGAGAAGGGTGAAGATATAGTCTGGCCTGTATGGCGACATACAGCAGTTCATAAGAGAACGGGCTGGGATTAACGAACCCAGTCGAACACATCGATGCAACCATGTATGGCGGCGGCGACATGCTTATCGGCAAGATCGCTGGCAAAGGCGCAAAGCACGGCAAGCAGCTGAAGGAGAACTTCAACAAGAATATCCCAGCGTTTGGAACACTGCTCCGAAGACTTAAAGCAGCGCACGAAAAGAGGGGCCACTTGATTGGTCTCGATGGTAGGAAACTATTCATCAGGTCAGAGCATAAGCTACTCAGTCAGCTTCTACAAAGTGCTGGGGCCATCATCTGCAAGAAGTGGGTGGAACTGACTTATCAAGAAATCACCAGGCAACATCACGACGATGCATACATTGTCGGCTGGATACACGACGAGATCCAGGTTGCCTGTCGAACACAGGAGATCGCTGAGAATGTCGGTGATATCGCTAGACGAATGGCGCAAGAAACAGGCCGCTATTTCGAAACTAAAATCCCCATTACCGCAGAACATACCGTGGGAAGAACTTGGGCTGACACCCACTGAAGTATCTGACCACTTAGCTGCAATTGTCACGCTGTATGTCGTCCTCGACAGGGCGTGGCGTCGTCCCTTCACAGTATCCAGTCAGTTCGCCCGTCAGGGTGCCTTCTACGTCGCTATAGCGGCCTCTGAGGGCATGATCACAACGAACTGTGGAGAGGACACATGGGGTAACCGCTGGCTCATTACAGAGCACGGCATGGAAACTAAAGGAGAGTTAGATGGGTTACTTCAAGACATTCTTGCAAAAGCCCGAGGAGAACACAGTCCTACTCATTGATGGTGACCTGTATGCGTATCGAGCGTGCGCAGCTGCCGAAGAGGAGATCGACTGGGGTGACGACATATGGTCACTTTCTTCGGATCTGAAGCAAGCAAAAGAGATCTTCCGAGAGTTCATAGACAGCACTTGCGACAACCTGGAGACAGGGTCTTTTGTTGTCTGCCTGTCCGACAAGGACAACTTCAGGAAGACAATCGACCCGATGTACAAGGGCGGTCGAAAGAAGGTCAGGAAGCCCGTGGGCTACTCTGCCTTCATTAAGTGGATCCAGGAGACCTACAGGTGGTATCGTGAGCCCCTCTTAGAAGCTGACGACATCATGGGCATCCTAGGGACAGCCCCAGGTCACAACACGATCATGGTGTCAGACGACAAGGACATGAAGACGATACCTGGGAAGCTCTACAGACCTATGTCTGGTGAGTTCCACAACATTAAGCAGTCTGATGCTGACCTCTGGTTTTACACTCAGACACTCACAGGTGACGTGACCGATGGCTACTCAGGTTGTCCATCAGTCGGGGCCAAGACAGCTGAGAAGCTACTGGCTCGGTCACCTTCCTGGAACACTGTCGTCCAGGCATATCAAAAGCAGAAACTAAACGCTGACTATGCGCTCACACAGGCACGTCTTGCTCGGATCTTACGGTTCGAAGACTGGGACGTCGACAAGGGCGCAATCAAGCTATGGGAGCCAAGCTAATGGCAATGAACGAAGACACAATCCTAGAAGACTTCAAGAGATATCAAGAGGTCTGTGAACGAGAGAACAAGATCCTAATCGCTAGTCTCAATCGTGAAACCTGGGACGCTATCAACAAGAACTCACAAAACGCCAAGTTAGGCGGCAGACCAAAGGGGAAACCAGCTTGGAACAAGGGGCAAGGGACGAGGTCATAAGACGACCAAGCCACTACGCCAAGTGGCCTATCGAACCAATAGTATTCATCATGCAAAACGGTATGGAATTCTGGCGAGGTAACGTCATCAAGTATGTTAGCCGCGCTGGGTCCAAACTGTATGATGGACAAGACAAAGTACAATCTGAAATCACTGATCTAAAGAAGGCCATGCGCTACTGCGAGATGCGCATCAACCTTCTCGAAGGAAAACAACCAAATGACATTTAGTAACCACCAGGGCCACTTCGGCCCATCACTACCTATTTCTGAAGAGATTCATGCGATGAAGTACCGCGCCGATGGTGAAGACTTCAAGCAAGCTATGGCACGTGTAGCACATGCACTGAAAGACAGTGAGCCACACTATCGTGCCTTCAAAGACATTCTATATGACCAGCGGTTCCTACCAGCTGGACGCGTACAGTCAGCGATGGGATCCCCACGTCGTGTGACCCCGTATAACTGCTTTGTGTCTATGAC